CTTAAATATCCAATTTTAGACTATCCCAAGTTTAAAAACAAAAATTATAAAACAGATACTAACATTTTTACACAGAGAGTATTAATTTAATTAAATTATACAAAAATATGTCAAAACATAAGAAGAAGAAGAAAAAATATTATCCTTCTGTTGATCTTGGTGGGCAGGAGTTAGAACGAAATGAAGATGGTACTCTTACTAGGAAAGTTGATGGCGAAAAGTTCAGGTTTGCCTTTTACGGAGAAGATCGTCACTTAGAAAAAGTTTATAATTCAGTCCTGGAGAACTACTATTCCAGAGGATTGCTTGACATCAGGGATAAGGAAATCAACAGCAGAAGGTACTGGGCAGGACAGCGATTTGAAAAAGTATGCCACAGGGCAGGACTAGAGCCAAAGATTACAGCCAGACTGGAAGAGTTTATTGGTGGATCGAAAGAGGAGTTTGTTCACCGAAACATAGATGCGCATTCAGAGTTTCATATTATCATTAAGGAGATAGGAAAGTTCTGGGATGTGTTGTGGCTGGTCATTGTTTCAAACAAACCAGCTAAAAAAAGAATGGATGAGTTCAGGGAAGCTCTCGACAGGTTGATCCTGTATTATGATATGTAAATTTATTGTGTCAATAATGTGTAAGTTTTGTATTTGTTCCTATTAACAAATCAATCGTAATTCCCTATAACTATATACACTCACTATAATTGTGAATATTTTTATAGCCATCTCTTTGAGGTGGTTTTTTATTATGTCAGAACAGAAACTTTGGATTGCTGTTCTTGTACAGGGTTTAACCGATGCTTTGGGATCATTCCTTTGGATGTCCAGGTTGAATACCAAATACGAGCAGGAAGCCAAAGACTGGCTCACGAGCAAAGACTTTAAGTTCATTTGTTCCCTAGCCGGTATGCAGACAAACCAGGTCAAAGACATTTACGACAGAATGACCAAGCACAAACATTATCTTACTTTGGAGGACATTAGGCACTTATTGAATGAAACTTTTAATAGACGATCTGTATTGTAGTATGATTATGGTGGATAATCCTGAAACAAAACAGCCAGAAATAATTGTTAGGTTTGCAAACTTCTCCAATCAGGAAGAAGCTCTTAAATTCGCAAGTTACTTTCGTAGCTTACCAGAATACACCGAGCATATGCAGCCACAAGATGAAAAGGTAACGCTACACTAATGCCTGAACAACAGCTCATACCGGTTAAAAAAGGCAGACCGACCAAATACTCCAAGACGATAGTCAAGGACATACTCGACAGGCTCTCTCGTGGCATAAGCATCAGGGATGCCGTAAAGGAATGCAACATCACTTGGCAGTCATGGCGCAACTGGATGTTAAAGGATGACAAGCTGAAAGACGCTTATGTCAGAAGCAAAGAGTTAGGAATAGAATATGTCATAGGAGACATAGACAAGAGAATTGAGAACGCACTGGACAAACCAAAGATCAGTATGTCTGAGGTAAAGCTGCTTGAGGTGTACAGCAAGAATATGCAATGGAAGGCAGGGAAACTTGCTCCCAAGTATTATGGTACTGAGAAGCAGACATTAAGCATTACCGACAGTGATGACAAGAAGATAGAGATAAGTTGGCAAAGCTAAAAGAAGTTATTTGATGAAAAGTTTAAAATCTTTTCTTCTAAATTGTCTTAACCATAGTCTAGCTTCTTTAACGTCTTTAATTTTTTTTAAAGCATCCTTATGCTGAATAGTCCATAACTGACATTCTGCATTACAAATAGCATCTGCTATACAATAATAAAGTGTTCGTAATATTTTATTAGGTATCTTCATAAATACCTCCTTCATATATTAAACGTGATTTTTTCACTAAATGCGGAATGGAAAGATTAAATACACTCCAATAGTACATGAAAAGAATGCCAAACAGACAGTAAGCAAGAGTCCTGGATAACAGTCATCAATATGAAAAGGTAGGGATATTAAGAAAGGTTTACGAAATTGCTCTTTTTTTACACAAAACTCTTGTGTAATCTTAATTTTTTTAACAAAAATAATAAAAACTTTTAAATTTTAAATAGTTTTGATCCAAAACTTTCCCAAACAGGAAGTTTATGGCTGAAAACTAACAAAAATATATCATTGGTTTCGTATTACCATATTAAATAATTCAAGCACCCCACGAGGTCGGAGCAATTGCAATTGCAACCAACTTCAACACAATACAAACTTCTTATGGATTTTAAAAAACAAAACCCAATAGCCAAAGACTTACGAAAATCTGGAAAATATAAAATGCGAGTAAAGAAAAACAGGAAAAAATACACCAGAAAAAAAACCTTCAATGATCCCTTCAAGGACTTGATAAAGGCGATGGAGAACAAGACGCACTATCCTGACCGAGTAGGAAAGGGTGTGGTGAAAGGCGATGATGTGGCTTCAATGCGAGACATAATCAACAATGAGCAAGGAAGCAAGGATGCGTGAATTTAGATACAAAAAAGAAATTTACACAAAAAGAAAGAATGCAGCTTTGGCTTGGAAAGTCCATTGATGGAACAAGAGTTAAAAATGATTTTTATGAAACGCCACCAAATGCAACGCAAATGCTCCTTGATAAAGAGGATTTTGATAAAACAATTTGGGAATGCTCCTGTGGCAAGGGAGCTATAAGCGAAGTTTTAATAAAAAATAATTATGATGTTGTCTCTCACGATTTGATTGATCGTGGATATGGCACACCAAATAAAGATTTTTTATTAACAACAAAAAAAGAAGCTGACAGCTTAATTACAAATCCTCCCTATGGAATATCTGTGCCATTTTGGAGAAAGTGCATAGAACTGGACATTAGAAAATATGCTTTTCTTTTAAGAATTACCTGGCTTGAAGGAAGGGAAAGATCGGAAATATTTAAAAAACATCCCTTTAAAAGATTGTATGTTTTTTCCAAACGCATACAGCAATACAAAGAAGGCAAAATGTTGGGAAGTCCAATGTTGGCTTTTGGATGGTTTGTTTGGGAAAAAGGAAATACTGATTGCAAGGTTGATTGGATATGAAAATAGTCATACCCTACAAGCCACGAAAGCATCAAAAGGAAGTTCACAATAAGTTAAAGAGATTTAATGTCCTGGTCTGCCACAGGCGTTTCGGCAAGACTGTTTTGTGCATTAACGAGATTTTAAAAAAGGCGATGCAGAATACATTGTCCAGACCACGATACTATTACCTCGCACCGACCTATTCGATGGCGAAAAGAACGAGTTGGGATTATTTGAAAGAATATACGAATGTTCTTCCAAATGTTACCTACCACGAGACGGAGCTTCGATGTGATCTACCCAACGGAGCTAGAATACAGCTTCTAGGATGTGAACGACCAGATTCCCTTCGTGGCTTATACATTGACGGAGTAGTTCTTGATGAAGTGGCTCAAATGCCACCTCGACTATGGACTGAAATTATCCGACCTGCCTTGAGTGACAGGGAGGGATGGATGATTGCCATTGGCACTCCTCAAGGTCATAACGCATTCTTTGACTTGTATGATTACGCTAATCATCAGGAAGGATGGTACGCAGAGACTTTTAAAAGTTCCGAGACTGGAATCATATCCGATTTGGAACTGAACGAAGCAAAACACTTGATGCCAGATGAAGTCTATGAGGCAGAATTTGAATGCTCCTTTGACTCGGCAGCACTGGGATCAATCTACGCAAAAGGACTTACGAAGGCGGAAGAAGAAAAAAGAATTACAAAAGTACCCTATGAGACAGGAATCAAGGTCAACACCTACTGGGATCTCGGAATGGCGGATAAGACTGCCATCTGGTTTGTCCAGCAGAAGGGATCGGCTTTCCACATCATAGACTACTATGAGGATAGTGGTGAGAGTTTAGAATTTTATGCAACTGTTCTCGATGAGAAGAAGTACATTTACGATACGCATTACCTCCCACACGATGCAAATGTCAGGGAATTGGGAACTGGAGTATCACGAGTAGAGACGGCACAGTCTTTAGGAATGAGAACTTCCATTGTTCCCAAGCTCCCTGTCGAAGATGGAATCAATGCCGTGAGGATGGTCTTGTCGAGATGCTGGTTTGACTTTGAAAAATGCAAGTACGGACTTGACGCATTACGGCAATACAGATGGGCAACGACTGAAAGAGGAGAAATAAAAAACAAGCCAGAGCATTCCTGGTGTTCCCACGCTGCTGACTCGTTCAGATATTTCGCAGTCGGCAACAACCAGTCAAGCGATTGGAGTACCAAAATCAAATACAACAATTTAGGAATAGTTTAACAGATGGCACGATTATCAAAACAAAAATTGCTTTCATTGATAGCGCAGGAGATTTCAGGATCTCTCGGCTTCTATGCGAGTGACTTGTCAAAACAGCGAGAGAACGCACTCAAGTATTATTTGGGTGAGCCGTTGGGCAATGAGGTGGAAGGAAGGTCAAGCGTAGTCTCACAGGACTTGCTTGAAGTCATTGAATCCATCCTGCCGAGCTTGATGCGAATGTTCACGCAATCGGACAAGGTGGTTAATTTCGAGCCGATGCAGCCAGAGGATGTTCCTTATGCGGAGCAGATCACCGACTACTGCAATTTCATATTCAATCACGACAACGATGGATTTGGAATTTTACAGTCGATGTTCAAGACCGCACTCTTGCAGAAGAATGGATTTTGCAAGGTGTACTGGAAAGTCTCCAAAGAGCAGAAAAAGGAACGCTACAAGAATTTAGACGAAACGCAATACCAAGCTCTGTTGATTGACGATGAAGTGGAAGTCATCAGTGTCGAGGAGATTGTGGATGAGAAAGAGGCGGATTTAATTGAGCCAGGACTTGAAGAAGCAATGGCTGAATCAAATGTGTCTTATAATGTCGAAGTTCGCAGGACAAAGGAATACGGAAGATGCGCCATTGAGCCAGTTCCACCAGAAGAGATTTTAGTTTCTTCCAGAGCAAAATCACTTAAAGATTGTGATTTCATCGCCCACAGGGTGACAAAGACCATATCCGAATTGCTCGATATGGGTTTCAAGAAATCCGATGTGGAAAACCTGCCAAGCGCTGAAAGTGAATTTTTTAACACCGAAGCGATGATCAGGCGAAGCTATGACGATGCGACAACGGACTTGGAATTGACCAATGTCGATCCTGCTATGCGAGTTGTTCAGATTACTGAATGCTATATGAGAGCTGATGTCGATGGAGACGGCATAGCCGAGTTAAGAAAAATCATTGTCGGAGGAAGTGGCTACAACAGCTACAACATTCTGGAGAATGAAGAAATATCCGTACTGCCTTTCGCTATGTGCGTGGCGATTCCAATGCCGTTCAGGTTTTTTGGATTGTCAATGTACGATCTTCTGGCTGATGTCCAGTTGATGAGTACGAGCATTATGAGACAGACTCTCGATAATATGTATATGCAAAATTCAGCGAGAACAATTGTCGTTGACGGACAAGCGAACTTGGATGATTTACTGACTACCAGACCTGGTAGCATAGTCCGAGTGAAATCGCCTAATGCCGTTACACCATTGCAAACACCTAACTTCTTGAATGAAGGTTTGTCAATGATGAAAAAAATTGATGAGGTCAAGGAAAAGAGATCTGGCGTTCCCAATCAACTGATGGGATTGAATCCAGACACGATTAACAAGTCACACACCACAGCGCAGTCTGTCAATCAGATGATGAACAGCTCAACGCAGCGCATTGAATTGATTGCAAGAAGTTTCGCTGAAGGCGTGAAAGAAATATTTAAGAATGTTCTGTCGGTGGTCTGTGAATATCAGGACAGAGAAAGAATTATAAAACTGCGAGGCAAATTTGTTTCGGTTGATCCCAGAGAATGGGTGAATCGTTATGACTGCACTGTGCAAGTTGGACTGGGAACAGGAAACCAAGACCAACGGCTTGAAGTTCTGCAAAGAGTTTTAGGTGTGCAGGAAAAGCTGCTACAGGCAGGAGGACTGGGATTAGTTACTCCTCAAAATATCTACAACACTTTAGAAAATTATTTACAAAACAGTGGATATAAGGATGCGAGTCAATTCTTCGTCAATCCTGCTAATGCACCTCCGCAGCCACCTAAACCGAAAGAACAAGATCCTGCCCTTCAACTGGCAGCACAGGACATACAAATGAGAGCAGCCAAGAATCAGGCGGACATACAATTAAAACAGCAAAAGCAAAAAGCCGATGAAGTGTTCAAGGCAGGAAAGTTAAACCTGGATCAGCAAAAATTGGCAACCGACATTATTAAACAGGAACAAGGCAAGGAAATGGAAAAAGAAAAATTGGCTACTAAAATTATTGATAGTGCAATGATAAGTGAGAGTTACCGATAATGGCAACATTCACTCCATTTATGCAGGGATCAGAAGCGCAAGGCATCATCAGCAATTATCTTGGTGGTGGCTATGCTTCATCGCCCAATGTAAATACAGCAGGTCAATTTCGCAATCCCATTTTTGACATAAGAACACAACAGGAATTAGCAGGAGATTTAGATCCTTCAGCTTTATATCCAAATCCTCAAATAGATTTTTCCGTTCAAGAAGAAGATGAAATTGAAGATCCCTGTCCTATCGGTTATCAATTAATTGATGGTGTATGTCAGCCAATAGAAAATTTTGATTATACCCAAAGATCTGCACAAGATCAAGGTGATGATGAAGAAGATGTCTTAACTTTTAGTGAACAAGAATATAACAGAATGAGAAGAGATCCCAGTAATCCTTTCGGAGCAGGAATTGAATTGGATAAATGGAAAGTGGAAGAAGATGAGTTTGGCAATACAGTTTATAAATATAAAAAAAGAGGATTTGAACCAAATCTTTTTGGATTATTTGATGCTGTAACAGGTGGAAATAAAAGAAGAGAAGCAAAATTTAATGAAGCTATCAGGACAAAATTAGGACAAACACAATCGTCTAATTTTTTTGGAAAGAATATTAATCCATTAGCTTTTGGTTATCAGGATGATGATACATTTACAGAATATTCTCCACAGAATTATTTAGCACAAGTAAGCGATGTAAAAATTCCTGGAAGTAATCAAGGAGCAACAATGGGTGAATTACTTGCAACTGTTGGTCAAGGAACACAAGGAACACAACAAGTTAATACAGGACAACAAGGAACACAAGTATCACAAAATTTAGGAAGTCTTTTACAAGATAGTGGCAGAAGAGATGACAATGCTTATGAAGCTGCCATTGCAAAAAACATAGCCAGAAATTTAGCCGATAGAGATTCAACAACAGGAAAGAAAAAATCAACTGCAAGTACAGGTAGTGGTTATTCTACATCTCTAGGTGGTTTTTATAAAGGCAGGTAATGGAATTAGAAAAAGAACAACAAAGAGGACACAGAGCCAAAACGATACTTGAAGATGAAATATTCGTGGAGGCAATACAAAAAGTTTCTGGTGAGTTAGATACCGAATGGGTGAACTCACCTGTAAGAGATACCGAAGGCAGAGAGAAAATCTATATGATGAAAAAGATGCTCAATGTCCTTCTGGTGCAACTGCGATCCGTTATGGAGACAGGCAAACTCGCCTCCAAGCAGATCAATAAAAAATAAGGAGCAATAATGGCAGACAAACCTGCAAAGGAATCTGCTGTTTCAGAGCCAACCTTTAGGACAGATGAAACAGCACAAGCAATCGCAACCCTACTGAATAATGAAGAGACTGCAAGGAACGATGAAGAGCTTGGAACAGAAAAATCGGAAGAAGAGAAAGTCGATCTTGTAAAAGATAACGATGATCCCTTATTAGAGGATTTGGATGTTAATGAAAAAGACATAGTAGATAACGATGAAGCCACATCGGAAAGTGAAGAGACACTTTATGAAGTTACAGTTAATGGTGTAAAGCATAGGGTTAATCTCAATGAGCTAACGAAGGGCTACTCAAGGGAATCAGACTATACCAAAAAAACGATGGATTTAAGCAATCAGCGCAAGGATGTTGAGTCTTTGCAGGGTGACTTAAAGAAAGAGTTAGAAGCAGTCAAAAGTTCTCGAAATCAATATGCAACTCAATTGGATCAAATATCCAAACAATTGCAGCAAGAGGAAAAGATTGATTGGGATACTCTCTACCGAGACGATCCTGCCGAGTATGTTAAAAAAAAGGCAGATTCAGACAAGCGTAAAGAGGCATTGCAACTTGCACAGCAAGAACAAATGCGTATTCACCAAGAGCAACGATCCGAGCAGGAAAAAGTCTATCGAGACTATCTTGCAAAGGAACGGCAAATCTTGGCTGAAAAACTTCCAGTCTATGCAGACAAGAACAAGAGTGCAGAGTTTACTAAACGACTGACGAGTTTTGCAAAAGAGAATGGATATACCGATCAGGAAATCGCTATGATGGTTGACCATCGAGCAGTTTTACTGTTAGCTGACGCTTATAGATATAACCAACTCAAAAAAACAAAACTCACAGGCAACAAGGTAAACAAACCTCCAAGAATTGTCAGCTCCAATGCTTCCAATGTTAGAGAAGAATCCGTTGAAAAGCAAAACCTTGATAAGAGAATGAATAAACTGAAAAAATCAGGACATCTTGACGATGCAAAAGATGTATTCAAGGAGATGTTCTTTAACAAATAGGAGAAAACTATGGGTGTACCTAGTAACACCACAGAAACTTTTTCCAGAGTTGGTATAAGAGAAGATTTAGCAGATGTTATTTACAATATTTCACCTGTTGAGACACCTTTTATATCCAATGCAGGAAAAGGTACTGCTACTCAAACGAATCACGAGTGGCAAACAGATGCACTAGAAGCAGCAGCAGCTAATGCACAAATTGAAGGAAACGATTACACGCTAGATACCAGAGCAGCAACAGTTCGCTTGTCGAATTATACGCAGATAACTGGAAAAGCAGTAGGTGTTTCTGGAACTGACGAAGTCGTAAAGAATGCAGGAAGAGGAGACGAACTTGCATACCAAATGGCTAAAGTTGGTAAAGAACTAAAAAGAGATATTGAATACGCAAATATCGCAACAGAAAACGCAAAGGTCGCAGGATCATCTGGCACAGCTAGAGAATCTGGATCTGTTGGTTGTTGGTACGGAGGAAATATTCCTGGTACTGGCACAGCAGCAGCAAACTTTTCTGATGGTGGCTTGAGTGCCGATCCAGTAGGAACAGGAGCAACTGCACCAGCAGGAGGCACTAATCGTACATTTACAGAAAGTCTGCTTAAAGCAGGTTTGAAAAAATGTTATGATCTTGGTGGCAATCCAAAGGTCGTTCTCATGTCTGCAAGTCATAAGCAAATCGCTTCTGGCTTTAACGGAATTGCGACATCAATTCAAAAAGCTGAAGATAAAAGAGTTATTGGAGCTGTTGATATTTATGTCAGTGATTTTTCAGAAGTGAGCTTTGTGCCTGATAGACACCAAAACGCAAACAGAGTAGATATTCTAGATATGGAATATTGGGGAATATCTTATTTAAGACCATTCCAAACTACTGTACTTGGAAAGTCAGGCGATAATGATAAAAGATTAATGTTAGCAGAATGGACTTTGGAAGCAAAGAATCCAAATTCTTCTTTCGGAATCTTTAATCTTACTGCGTAATTTTAATTATATTTTAAGGAGGGTGAAATTAGTTCGCCCTCTTTTTTATTGAAGATCGAAAGATCGGAACAATAGAGGAAACAAATGAGAACTTTAAACGATTATTTTATTATGGGTGGCAATATGACAGCCATTCAAACAGCAGACAACGCAAGTCCTGTTGTAGTAATTCCTGACGAAGGAACGCTGAAAGTTATTTATATGAATGTTCATACTGTTATTGATGCAGAAACAACTTTTGACATTATGAAAAATGGTACGGACACAACTGTTGATGCAACTTTGGCTGATGCTACTGTTGATGAAACAGGAGTGGCTTTAACTTTAAGTGGAACAGTAGAATTGAGTGCAGGAGATGCACTTAATATTCAAAGCAATGGTGAACAATCTGCTTCAACAACAGCAGATGTAAGCTACATCATTAGAAGATAGGATCAGTTATGCCACAAACATATTACGGCAGACCTGGAACAACACACAAGGTTGATTTTACAGCATCGTCTGTAGCATCATCATCTGCCTTTGGCAGCACCACAAGTGTTGTGATGTTGTGTGCAAAAACGGCAGGTTGCCATTTTCATATTGCAAGTGTTCCTGTTGCAACAACAAGTCTATCCTTCTTACCTAAAGATACAGTAATGTATGTGCAGGTGAATGGTGGAGATAAGATTGCTGCCATCAGGGAAGCATCAACTTCAGGAAGTCTGTTCGCAACCGAACTTATATAAAAGTATGACAAAAAAATTGTGGATTGATAAGCCAGATAGCAAATCGACTTTAAAAACTCGAATGCACATTGACGAAGGTGAAAACAAGTATCACTTTGAGGACATACAGGATGTCGCACCGATATTGGATATGAATAAAAAAGAAGCCAATATGGGTGCTGATGCCTACAAGGTCAGAGGATTGCAAGATGCAAAAATGTACAAGGTTGCATCCATCCCTTTGATTGTTGTTCAGCAATTGGCACAAAAAGGAATCATGTCCAATGGAGGTCAGATTCTTGACAGACCACGATTTAAAAAATGGATCAACGATCCAGATAATAGACACTTTAGAATTTATCAAGGAAGTATTTAATGGCACTAGACACCTATGCCAATCTCAAAACGGAGATTGCTAACTATTTAAACAGATCAGACCTGACAGATAATATTGATACATTTATTGATTTAGCTGAAGCAAGACACGCAAGGGATTTAAGAGTTCGTGAGATGGAAGCTGACGATGTTTCCACTACAACTGTGTCCGGTACTCAAAGCTATGATTTACCTACTGGCTATCTTGAAATGAGATTTGTTACTTGGCAGTCCAATCCTTATACTTACTTGGATTATATGTCTCCACCTGACTTGTTCAGAGTGTATAATGCAGGAGAAGGAGCTGGAACGCCACGATACTACACTATTGTAGGAACAAAAATTTATTTAGGATTTAAACCTGATGCAGCCAATGTTTTGGAATTAGGAATATTTAAGAAATTAACTGCCTTGTCTAGTTCCGATACATCGAATGCTATTTTAACGAATTATCCTGATCTGTATTTATACGGATCACTGGCTGAATCAGCACCATTTTTAATGCAAGACGAAAGACTGCCAGTATGGGCAGGACTGTATCAAGAGGGAGTTAAAAGTGCCAATTTGTCATCCTCACAAGGAAGGACATCTGGTGCGCCTTTGAATATGTCAGCTAAAATGGTGGTGTAAATGATTGAGTTTGGTGAATTACTTGCCGATCTTCCAACTTACTCAAATCCTGGAGCTATCAAGGTAGATGGAGTAATCCCTGCCAAAATTGGCTACAGGGGATTTCCGAATTTTGCCGAGAGAAGCACCAATGCTTTGGGAACGACTGCTGTTGGACTGTTCACATCATTTTCATCAGTAGGATCAACCAACTATGCAGGTGACACGACAAAGCTGTATCAGTATGATTCTTCACAGGCATTCAACGACAAGTCAAAAGCAGGAAACTACTCAAATTCCACAACGGAGAATGATCGAGATTTTTGGTCGTTCACCCAGTTTGGAAGCAGGATTATAGCATCCAATTATGCAGATCCGATTCAGTATTTTGATGAAACTTCGAGCAGTTTGTTCGGTGATCTCATCAGCACCATTCACGCAAAGTATGTGGCTACTGTTCGAGATTTTGTTTTTGCTGGTTACACGAAAGAAATTGAAACAGCCAAGACATTTGATTCTAATGCCATTTCAAGCAATGAAATAACGATTACGGCTCATGGGTGGGCAACTGGCGATACAGTTGTCTATGACAGGAACGGCAATACGGCTTTAACCAACCTAACCGATGGCAGCACCTATTATGTTATCAAGGTTGACGCTGATACAATTAAACTGGCTACAACGGCAGCAAACGCTGTGGCAGGAACAGCCATTACTTTATCGGCAACTGGTGGATCTGAAACACACAAACTGCAAAAGTTCACAACGAACTTTCAACGGGTAAAATGGTCAGCACTAAATGACAGCTCCGATTGGACAGCAAGTACGGCAACACAGTCTGGTTATCAGGATGTAGTTGGAACGCATGGCAAGATTCAAGCAGTTGTTGGTGGTGAGGATTTTGCGACAATATTTTTTGAAAGAGCAATTTACAGAGCTGACTATACCGGCTCTCCGTTAATTTTCACTTTCAACAAGATAGCTGATAACATTGGAGCATTTGCTCCTCGTTCTGTTGCTTCCTTTGGTAACATGATTTTCTTCCTGGCTGACGATGGTTTTTATAAACTTACTGGCGGTCAGCAGCTAGAGCCAATTGGAAACGGCAAGATAGATGATTTTTTTTACAATGATCTTTTAACAAATATTGATGGCATTACATCCGCAATTGATCCGAATAACAGCTTGGTTGTTTGGTCGTATCGTGGAGCAGGTGCGACAGGTGGCATTTCACTTAATAACAAACTACTTGTCTTTAACTATGCCGTTAATAGATGGAGTACGGCAAGTGTTGATTTAGAATACTTGGCTACTTCAGCGCAAGAGGCATTCACGCTTGAAGCTCTTGATGAAATTTCATCCTCGATTGACACGCTACCTTACAGCTTGGACTCGTATCGTTTTTTAGATGGTTTGATTGGGTTAAGTGGCTTCAATTCTTCGCACAAGTTCGGCAAGTTCAGTGGAGCAAATGTTGACGCAACAATTGACACGAAGGAATTTGAAGGAGTCGAAGGCAAAAGAAGCACACTCATCAACTGTACGCCCATTGTCGATGTTAATGGATTTACTGGAACTGTAACGGCAACGCCCATTACCCGTTCCTCCCAAGCCGATGCCGTAACAGTAGGAACGGCTGTAAGCGAAAGATCAAACAATGGTGATTGTCCTCTGCGATCAACAAGTAGGTATCATCGTTTAAGAATTATTGCATCAGGCAAGTTTACAACTCTATCTGGTGTGCAAATTGAAGCTAGACCAGAGGGGAGAAGATAATGGCAACAAAACCTAAAAAAAGATCAAAGAAGAAATTAACACCTTTAGAAAGAATAAGAAAAGAACTTGATAAGCTAGAAGCACTACACGAAAAGGAAAATAACATCGTTGAAAAGATAACCGACATCATTGATGAAGGCGAAGAAGATGACGATATGGATTGGAAATAAAAATGTCCACCAACGGCAGCAAGAAAAAAGATTGGATTCAGGGAGCAGTCAAGAAACCTGGTGCGTTAAGAGCAACTGCTAAACGAATGAAACTGATTAAGGGCAGTAAGCAAAAGTTATCTAATAAAGACTTATCCATTATGGCAAAGAAAGCCAAAAAGACAGGTAATACTTTATTAGCTAAACGGGTGAATTTAGCCAAGACATTCAAGAAGATGAATCGAGCTAGAGGATAATGGCAACAAGTTCCTATAAAACTGTACCCTTATCCGTACCGGATCAGGCTGCACACTTGCGGATGATCTCGATTGCCCTGAACAATACAATAGGTGGCAAGGTCAACAGCACAGGATCGCTGACCTTAACAGCCAGTGCCACGACAACCACGCTTACCGATGAGAGGGTGGGAAGTGGATCTATTATATTATTCATGCCAACGACTGCCAATGCTTCAACGGCTTTTGCGAACTTGTATGTTTCAGCAAGAGTTGATGGATCGGCAACGCTAACCCATGCCAGTTCAGCCAATACTGACCAGACATTCGGTTATGTTGTCTTTGGATGATTAGAAAAGTACCGCCAGACGATTTACATATCATTTGGAACGAAGTGGAGCAAAAAATCAAACCTGCTCTGGATGACTGCTACACGCCACAGGACATCATTGATGGTTTGATACAGGATCGTTTCCAGTTGTTTATCAGTTGGGAGGATCATGTTGAGAGTGCCGTTATAACGGAGATCGCACAGTACCCTCAAAAGAGGATTTGTCGCTATTTTCTGGCAGGAGGAAACAACATGGATAATTGGCTTGAGCCAATACAAAAAGCAATTGAACAGTTTGCAAGAGACAACCAATGCAATGCAATAGAAGTTGCAGGTCGCAAAGGATGGCTACGCAAATTGAAAGGATACAAACAAAAAATATTTTTAATGAGTAAAGAATTATGAGCAAAGGATCGAATCCCCAAAACATCACTACAACCACATCATCAGAGCCGTCTGAATTTGTCAAACCTTATGTAACAGAAGCGTTTGGTCAGGCACAGGATTTATTTAGGTCAACAACACCTAACTATTTTCCAAGTCAAACCTATGCAGGTTTCGCACCTGAAACAACGGCAGCGTTAAATCTGGCGAGTACAAGGGCATTAAATAATCCTCTTCTTGGATCATCACAGAATGAAATTAACAAGATCCTTCAAGGAGACTATTTAACTCCAACATCCAATCCGTATTTACAGGATTTATACAATCAAATGGCAGGTGATGTTACTTCAGGCGTTCAATCACAATTTACGAAAGCAGGGAGACTTGGCAGTAGTGCCAATCAAGAAACTTTAGCCAGAGAGTTAGGAAACTTGGCAACCAATGTCTATGCACCTAACTATCAGACAGAACGAGCAAACATGATGGCAGCAACGCAATTAGCTCCACAACTTGCTCAAGCAGATTATCAAGACATTCAAGCATTGGGTGGAGTTGGTCAAACAAAAGAAGCGATGGAAATGGCACAGATACAGGATGCTATGGCTCGTTTTGATTTTGAACAGCAAAAACCATATTACAAATTACGAGAATATTTAGGATCTATTGGATCACCAGTACCTCAAACTACATCAGCAACCAAACCTGTCTTTAGAAATCAAGGAGCAGGAATACTTGGTGGCGCAATGCAAGGTGCTGAACTCGCAGGACTCATACCTGGTATGGGTGCAGGATGGGGTGCTATTGGTGGTGGCTTATTAGGAGGATTTGCTTAATGGCAAATCAGTATGATGTAAGAAAATCTATTTTAGATGCAGGTTTAAATTATCCTATTAATACAAATCAAATGAATAATGCTCTCGCACAATCACATATGATGAATCTTGCAAAAAAAGATTTAAACAATCTTAAAAAAAATCTTAATTATAGTGCATTGAATCAAGCAAGTCCTTATTTAGCTAGAACAAATCAACCTATGCAGGAAATGGCTAATGTCAGGAGAGTTCAACCACAAGGTTATTCTTCTCTTGGTGGTCAAATGTCTGCAATGGGATTGCCTATGCCAACAGGACAAGCAGGACAAAAAAGAACTGCAGATAAAACACCTCCCAACTGGAAAGACAACCTACTTAACTACATTGTCTCGCCAAAAGGAAGAGGAATGGCACAAGGTCTTTTAGAGGCAAGTGGATATTCAGAAGTTCCAGTTACTTTCGGTCAAGCACTTTCAATGGGAATGAAAAGAGGTACTGAAGCTGAAGCATCAGCAGCAGCATCACAGTTGGCTAAAGACAAGTTTGCTTATCAAAAATCACAGGATTTAATTGCAAATTTATTAGCTCAAACAGGTTTAGAAATAGAAGAAAAAAAGATTAAGCCACAAGATAAATTTGAGCAAATAGAAATTGAAGTGCCAGATGGAAAAGGTGGAACAATAAAAGTTCAAGCCAATAAAAATTTAATAACAGGAGAAGTTAAACCTGTTATGTCTGGTGGTGGAACGAATATTTATAATACATCAGGGCAAGGTGGATGGAAAAAAGTCAATGAAACATTTGGAACTGAAGTAACTAATTGGAATTTGAATGGTGGTTATACTAAACAGCTAGAAAATTTAAGTAAAATTGATGATGTTATTGGCACTCTTAAAGAACAAAATGTTACAGGTAAATTCACAGGTCTTGTTCCTAGAGTAATTAGGGCATTTATCAATCCAGATTCAGTTGCCATTGAAGATGACATACGATCAATTATTTTCCAGTCATTAAGAGAAACTTTGGGTGCGCAGTTCACACAGAAAGAAGGAGAAAGACTGGTTGAGGCATCTTTTAATATTTTATTGGGCGAAGAAACAAACATTAAAAGATTGGAAAGACTAAAATCCACTATTCTTAAAATGGCAGAAGCTAAAGAACAGGCAGCAAAGTATTTTATTGCAAATGATGGCGATATGACTGGATATGAATTTCAAACTAGCTTTGGTTTTAATGACATCAAGGATGGAATGTGGAAAGTTGAAGATTATACAGGTTTAAACGATGCAGACTTAATAAAATTATTTCAAGGTGCAGATAAAAATGAGCAAAATTTTATCATTGAAAATGCAGAAGCAATAGGAATTAAATTAGATGAGTAATAGAGATATAACTTTAAGTCAATTGACTGGCACTACGGAGGGCAATGGAGAAGAAAAGGCACAAGCATACCTTAACGAGTATAAACCAGATCAAAATACATTTTTTCAAGCTCTTGGAAATATAAAATCAAGTGCAACACAATTAGGACACGACATATTAACTCCATTCTTGCATCCAGTTCAAACAGCTAAAAGTATGAAGGATTTAGGATCAAGTGTTGTTAGTTTAATTCGACCTGGAGAACAGGGAAATGAACAACTGGCAAAAGAAGTGGGTAATTTTTTTGTTCAGCGATACGGAAGTTTAGACAATATTAAAAAAACTTTTGCCACCGATCCAGTCGGTATGTTGAGTGATGTGGCTATCATTTTAACTGGTGGAGGTGCATTAGCAGCGAAAGCTCCTGGTGTAGTAGGACAAACAGCAAAAATAGTAGGAACAGTTGGCAAAACAATTGATCCTATTAATGTAGCAGCTAAAGGAACAAAATTAGCATCCAAAGTTGTAACTAAACCTGCTGAAGCAATTGTTGGAATGACAACAGGTGCAGGTGGAGAGGCAATTTCTCAAGCTGTAAAAGCAGGTAAGGCAGGTGGCGAAGCAGGAGAAGCGTTTGTTTCTAACTTGCGAGGTATGGAAAAAGCTGAAGATGTTGTTGGAGATGCTTTTTCAGCAATGAAAAAAATATCAGAAGAATCAAAAGGAACTTACAAGACTAATTTATTAAAACTGAAATTAAATAAAGTTCCAGTTAAGTTTTCCAAGATAACTGATGAGATAAATAAATTTAGAAGATCAAAAATGTTTGAGGGAGAATCAACTCTTTCCCTGAAGGCACAAAAAAAATTAGAATCAATTGATAAAATTATAGCAAATTGGAAAGCAAATAAAAAATTACACAATGCTAAAGGTTTGGATATGCTTAAAAGACGAATTGATGCAGAATATCCAACTGGAATACAAGTGGGTGATTCAGGTGTTGTTGTAGCTGAAATAAGAAATTTAATTAAAAATGAAATTATAAATCAAGTTCCAAATTATGCCAAAGTAATGAAAGCATATGAAAAGGCAATTACATTTGAAAGACAAATGATGAAAGAATTGTCGTTGGGAAATAAAACGGCAGCAGGTACGACATTGCGAAAATTACAATCTGTAATGCGTAATAATGTCAATACAAACTTTGGACAACGATTGGATTATGTAAAAGTTTTAGAAGGTGTAACAGATAAGAATATTATGTCTAAATTAGCAGGACAAAGTTTAAGTTCTTGGACTCCAAGAGGAATACAAGGTTTAGGCGCAGGATCAGTCGCAGCTTATGGTGCATTTGTTGATCCAACTTTATTAGCAGGTCTGGCTTTTCAATCTCCTAGATTGATGGGAGAAGCAGCATATAAACTTGGTCAAGGAGCTAATATAGCAGGAAAAGTTCCTGTTGTACCCTTATCTCAATCAGCAAGAGCAGCAGGTTTATTATCTAATCAAGCACTAGAAAAAAGAGGATTATTACAATGACAAGGAAGAATAAATGACAGTATCAAATTATAGCACCACAGCCGACAGCAATAGTACGATCAATTCGATCAACATTGCCGAAGGTTGTCCTCCATCGACCATAAATAACGCCATACGAAATGAGTTGGCTGATTTAAGAACTTATCTCAATGACTCCTCGTGGTTTATTGTTGGAGACGGAGACGGAGCTTGTACTTTCACCTATTCAAGTGGAACGGCTGTAACAGTCGCTTCAACCGATGTCACAACTGCACATCACGCCAACAGGAGATGCAAGGTTGTTGGATCTAATACTGGAACTATTTACGGATTTATAGCTTCATCAAGTTTTTCAACGAATACGACAATTAATTTTACTTTTGATTCTGGATCAATCTCGGCTTCCGATGCGACAGTCGATGTTTATTTAGGATCTCCATACACGAACATTGCAACTTCCAACATCCCTGCAACAGCCGTAAGTGCAAAAACAACGATTACAAGCATAGATTCAGCTAATGACTATATGCTGATATGGGATGCAACCGATTCAGCTTTGAAAAAAGCAACAGTAGCCAATACAGTTACGCACCAGGATTTAGACTTTGAAGGTGATAGTGGATCATCATCCGTTGATTTAGATTCACAATCATTCGACATCGCAGGTGGAAGTGGAATTACAACAACGGCATCAGGGCAAACCCTGACTGTCGCAGGTGATGACGCAAGTACATCGGCAAAAGGTGTCGCTTCATTTTCATCAGATAATTTTTCTGCCTCATCTGGCGCAATTAGTATTAAAGATGCAGGGATTGCAAACGCAGAACTTGCTGATATGGCAGCCAATACTGTCAAAGTAAGAAATGCAAACTCTTCTGGAGTTCCTTCTGACTTGGCATTAGCGACAACCGAAATAATGATTGGTGATGGAACTGGCTTCACAGCAGCAGCTCTCTCTGGTGATGCAACTATGACTAATGCAGGAGCAGTTACGATTGCTGACAACGCAATTAATTTAGCCAAACTCGAAGATGGAACGCAAGGCGATATTTTATATTATGGTGCAAGTGGAACACCAACACGACTAGGTGCAGGAACATCAGGCGATGTACTGACAACTGGTGGAGGATCAGCTAACCCTGCATGGGCAACTCCAACAACTGGCGATATAACTGGAGTAGGCGTTACTTCACCGATTACAGGTGGTGGAACAAGTGGATCTGTTACGATTGCCATACAGGATTCTTCAACAAGTCAAAAAGGAGCAGCAAGTTTCAGTTCAGATAATTTTGCAGCTTCATCAGGAAACATAACAATCAAGGATGCAGGTGTGGCGAATGCCGAACTCGCTGATATGGCTGCTAATACCATTAAGGTAAGAAACGCCAATTCAAGTGGAGTTCCATCCGATCTCGCACTCGCTACAACAGAAATTTTAATTGGAGACGGCACAGGATTTACTGCTGCATCGTTATCAAGCGATGTAACAATGACAAATGCAGGTGTTGTAACCATAGCAGCAAACGCAGTTACTTTAGCCAAACTTGAAGATGGCACTCAAGGAGACATACTTTACTACGGAGCTTCAGGCGCACCAACCAGATTATCGGCAGGTACTTCTGGCGATGTTTTAACTTCTGGAGGAGGATCGGCAAATCCTGCTTGGGCAACACCGACTACAGGTGACATCACAGGCGTTACGGCAGGAACAGGATTGTCTGGAGGAGGAACTTCAGGATCAGTAACATTGAATATGGCTGACACAGCCGTTTCAGCAGGATCATATACCAATTCTAGCATCACAGTTGATGCACAAGGAAGATTAACGGCAGCTTCATCTGGATCAGCTAGTGGAGCAACACAGGGATTTGCAATTGCAATGGCAGTTGCGCTTTAACCTATAAAAAAAAAGGAGAATAAAAAGTGGCTCAAGATTTTGAAAAAGCATATAAATCGCAAGTTACAACTTCTGCCCATACATTAATTACATCCAATTCTGATGATGCGATTATTGGTATTCGCCTGACGAATATCACTTCATCTGCCATCACAGTTGACTGTTGGATTGATGTGGCAGCAGCAGGAAGTACAGCGTCAATTGTTTACTTGGCTGATGATTTAAGCATTGCACCAAAATCAAGTGTAGAGCTTATTCAAGGCGGAGCAAAAGTTGTTATTCAAAGCACAGATTTATTACGGGTACAAGCATCGGCTGCAACTTCATGTGCAGCTTATGTAAGTTACATAGACGCAATTAGTTAAGGAGAAATAATATGGCTGAAACAAAAGATCAAAACGGAACTCTGTACATTGGTCAGGAAAGTGCCAAAGATGGAATTTTTACCCATCAGGCAACCATAGACGGAAATCATTACATAGATAGTGCTGTTGTGGCAGGAACTGTCACTTTCACAGGCACAGTAACAGTAACAGGAAATTTGGTAATAGTGTGAGTACATTAAACGTAGATAAGGTAGATCCCAGTACAGGCACGGCTTTAGAAATTGGCACTTCTGGTGATACGATCAATGTACCCTCTGGTGTAACTTTAGATATTAATTCTGGAGCGACACTGGATGCGACAGGAGCAACTGTAACTGGTACTATTGGAAGAGTTTTGCAAGTAGTTCAAGGAAGTATAAATACTGAAGCAAGTACAACAAATGGAAGTTTTGTAACAACAGGACTTTCTGTAGATATTACACCTAGTTCATCAAGTAACAAGGTATTAGTATTATTTAATGGTGTTGGTGGAACAAATGATACTGATGGTAATTATTTTACTCTTTATAGAGATTCAACAAATTTAGGTGGTGGTAGTGGTCATGTTAGAATGAAAGGAGTTTCAGGTGGTTTTCAATCTGGAATATCTATGTCTGAATTAGATTCCCCATCAACAGCTTCACAAATTAGCTATGTAGTAAGATTTGCACAGGCTGGTGGAACAGCAACAATATCTACTGGAGATACAAAATCAACAATTACAGCAATGGAGATTGCAGTATGAAAACAGTTTCAGAAGCAATACTGGTTATCAATCCAAAAGCCGAATTTACAGTACATAACAATCTTGATTTGGATAATTGTGAAATAGTATGGCATGAAGATACAACACCAATATCAAAAGCAGACATTCAAACCAAACTTGATGAACTTCAGGCAGACTATGATGCTTTAGATTATGCCCGAAAAAGGAAAGAGGCATACCCCGACATATATGATTACATGGACGGAATAGTTAAGAACGATCAAACGCAAATAAATAAATACATAGCTGACTCACAGGCAGTTAAAGTTAGATACCCCAAAGGATAAACAATGGCAGAACTAAGAGTAAAAGGAACAGGCACTTTAAAGCTATTTGAGAGTGATAACACAAGTAGTGTTACCATCGCCTCTCCTGCAAGTCTGGGTGCTGACAGGACAATCACACTCCCTGACGCAAGTGTAACTTTAGCAAGTGGTACTATGCTGGCAACAGATGGATCAGGAGCTAGTTTAACAGCTCTCAACGCATCAGAACTCGGATCAGGAACTGTTCCAACAGCAAGACTTGGAAGTGGAACGGCATCCAGTTCTACAGTACTGTATGGCGATCAGACTTACAAAGCAGAGCCTGGTGGTGGAAAGGTATTACAGGTTGTAAATTATAGTTTGACTGATAGTAGTGGCATATCAACAACAAGTACATCATATGTTGCTGCTACAGGTGTGGAGGTAGATATTACACCATCTGCCACAAGTAGCAAAGTTTTAATTCATTTTGTGTCAGGAAATACTTACAAATCGTCTGGTAATTTATATTTTGGACTATATAAAGATGGTAGTAAAGTTGCAGATATTGGAAAAACTTATAATAGTGTACCTATAGCGTTTCATTATTTAGATTCACCTAGCACGACTTCTGCAATTACTTATGAAATTTATTATTATGCTAGTACTGGAACAGCATATCTAAAAAATAATGCAAGTAATGCTGTCATTCTTACAGCAATGGAAATAGGAGTATAAAATGGAAATAGATAATAAAGTAGATAGACATTTTGCAATCAGAAATACACATCCAACTGTTGTAACTATTTCTGGAGATACAGAAGCCCTAGATGAAAATGGTATTGCAGTTGCATTAGATGAATCACTAATTTCTACAGAGATGGATAGACTACAAGCAGAGTATGATGCTTTAGCTTATGCAAGAAAAAGAGAAGCTGAATATCCAAAGATTGGCGATCAATTAGATAAAATATATCACGAAGGAATTGACGCTTGGAAAGCAGATATGATAACACCAATAAAAAATAAATACCCAAAGGGATAAATAATGGCATCAATATTAAAAGTAGATAAACTCGATCCCCAAAGCGGAACGGCTCTGGAGATTGGCACATCAGGAGATACGATTTCAGTACCAAGTGGAGCAACGCTAGATATTAGTTCTGCCACGCTTACACCTCCTGCGACACTTCCTGCAAGTAGTGGAGTTAATTTAACGGCACTCAATGCAACAAATTTAGGAAGTGGAACTGTACCAACAGCTCGGCTAGGCACAGGAACTGCATCAAGTTCAACAGTATTATATGGAGATCAGACCTACAAGGCAGAGCCAGGCGGGGGGAAGATTTTACAGGTGGTTCAAACAACTGCAACTTCCGCATCAACTCATAGTACTGTTTCCACTTACACAGCCAGTAATGTATCAGGAGCAATCACGCCTACAGCAGCTTCATCAAAAATTTTTGTTTCATTCTTTTGGTTGGGAACTACTAGTAACGAACCAGCACAACTTTCAGGCGGTGCTGCAAAAATTTATCAAGACATAGATTCGGGTGGTTATGCAGCACTTTACCCATCTTCAGTCGGTGGTATGCAGTTTCGGATCACAAGAGAGGTTGGAAGCGGAGGTTTAAGTATAAGAGCTTATCAAAATATTACTTATTTAGACTCACCATCTTACACCCTGACAGATGTGATAACTTATAAACTTTATGCTGCGGCTGGTTCTAGTGGCTGGGGCAATTATTATGTTTGTCCAGATGGAGATAGTGCAAGTGTAATTTTAATGGAGGTAGCAGCGTAATGGAAGATTATAAAAAATTCGCAGATGCGTTGAATAACTTAAAACCTGAAGCTGGATTTTGTTATCGTGACAATTATCCAATGACGGAAGAAAAGTATGCGACAGTAGAATGGATGACAGGAGTTGAAGCAGATGGTGAGACAGCCATAACAACGACAGTCAATCCTCACCCTGAACTCACTTGGTCAGCAGTCAATGCTGAAATGACACGACTTCAAACTGAATATGACGCACAGGATTATGCTAGAAAAAGACAGGCTGAATACCCTTCCGTACAGGATTTAGTTGTTGCTTTGTATGACACGGATGACAAGGCTGCCATTGAAGCTAAACGAGCAGAAGTGAAAGCGAAGTATCTTAAATAATGAGTGATAAATGCCCTTGCGATAAATTAAAAGAAGATTGCACACATCCAAACTGCGAAACTTCAGCAGAATAAACTCTAAATGTTCGACTGGTTTGATAAGTCTATCATAGCCATAGCTATACTTTCAATTTTAATTTTTTTAATGGTGGTAGTATGGTAGATGTAAGTTCCCAGACTTCAATTTCTATGCCGATTAAAAATATGATTGGCATAATTTTTTTGGTCGCTAGTTTTGTATTCGCATATGCACAAATCACTTCAAGACTGACATCACTAGAAACTAAAGACGAATTAATGTCTGCTGATCTTTTAAAAAAGGCAGAGCAAACTCCCAAGAATTTAGAAATTTATATGTTGATCGAGCATAATGCGAAATCTGTTGAAAAAATAACAAAAGAATTAGAGTCAATGATGCACAACAAAATAAATATTGATTTTTTAAAAGACCAAGTTTCAAAACTTCAAAACGATGTTGAGCTTCTAAAAGACAAGGTACGAAACAATGGAAGTAATTAGCATCATAGTAATGTTTATATTCGGTAATATGAACGACCAACAAGATAGATTGACGCAATATGTTCCAATGTCCTCTGTTTCCGAATGTCTAAAGGAAAAAAGAATACTCGCAAGGAACGAAGAATTTAAGAAAGATGCCTTTTGTGGAGAGGCATTGGTAGAAATGAAAGATGGTGTTGTCATTACACTTCATTCTGAATTGCCTGAAGGAGCAATATTAGTTGATAAGGAAGTATCGAAACAAGCATTAAAGGAATGGACTTTAAGAGCAAAAGAAAAATGGGAAAACAAATAATGTTTAGTATGGCGATAGTATCAGCTTTATCCATGTATAGCTGTGGAATTTATAATGGAATGAGTATGAAACCACACAAGACAACGATCTCCACCAATACTTCCATGACCGACATTGATAAAGGCGATAGTGATAAAGACCAGGAAAAACAATCACTAGGACTACAAATCAAACAGGAATTTCTTTGGAAAGAAAATTAATGGAAATAATTATTATGATGTACACAGTTAGTATTGTTGGTGGCTTAATTATTATGGCGATTCAACAATGAATAAAATTAATTTAGGAATAATAATAACATTATTTATTCAAGCCAGTGCTTTTATTTGGTTTTTAAGTTCTCAAAATTCAAAGATAGATCAATTATACAAATTTTACGAAGAAGAATCAGCAAAGTCGGTAATTGAAAACCAAGTCAAGATGAAACTGGATCTGGAAAATCTCATGCAGGATGTAAAGCAAATCAAGAAAGATCTTAGACAGGGCAACAAGAAAGACAAGGAGATAATGGATCAGCACAAACAGTTGTTCAATTTATTGAATAGCTCGACTGACATGATGCAACAAAGTGAAACTAAAGGTGGATCTTATAGTTATGGCGATTAAAAATGAAAACAGTTTTTTTATTGCTGATGCTTATGTCATCTCCCAACCAAACCACCATAAAGTATAATGGTATTTTATATAAGTCAGAGGCGGAATGCATAATTGCAAGGGATGGTTACATGACAGCATATCACGGCAAGGATCAACAATACAAGGATAAGATTATAACAGAGGCATTTTGCGTTCCCTTTGACGCATTCCCTCTAATAGAAACCACAGGAATAGGAGCTTGAGGCATGGCTGAAGAAAAAATAACCGAGAATGAGAAAGACATTATTCGCATTAGCGGAGAATTAAAACTCATCAATCAGAAACTCGACAACCATGTTTTTCACATAAGCTCAAAAATTGATACGATCTTCAAGATCGTCTGGACAATTAGTTTTATGATACTGGGATTATTGTTAAAGGCAGTCTATTCTGTCATGGCAGGTTAAAAGTCAAATTAGGAGCAATCTATACACATTCTTTAAAAGGGATTGTATGAATACAAAATCAATACTTATTTTAAGCGATACGCATTTTCCATATCAACATCTTAATTATTTTGAATGGATAAAAAAAATTAAAAATCATATCAAACCAACTCGTGTGATTCACATTGGGGATGTGATTGACAATGCAAGTATTATGGTAGAACGACCTGCCGATCCAAATGTTGAAAGTCCAATATTTGAATTGGCAAGTGCCAAAAAAGAAATTCGCAAGTTGGAGAAAATTTTTCCAAAGATGGACATTCTTTTCGGCAACCACGACTTACGCATTATGCGAAGAGCCGAGAGATTCGGCATACCTCGTTCAATGCTCAAAGACTTAAATTCTATTTATGAGATCAAGTCTAAATGGCAATGGCACGACAAGCTGAACATTAATTTGCCTAACAAAACAAATGTGTTATTCACGCATAATTTCAAGAATAATATTTTAGCCAGTTCAAAGGAGCTTGGCTGTTCTTTTGTTTGTGGACATTTCCATACCCAGAGCTTAATTTCTATGTGGTCATCACCCACAGCATTGAATTTTGCTATGTGCGTTGGAAGTTCCATTAATCCCAAAGCTGAATCAATGCGCTACCAAAAAAACTTTATTAAACGACCGATAATTAGTATAGGTGCAATAATAAATTCACAGCCAGTTATTTATGCAATGCCTCTCAATGACAGAGGAGAATGGACTGGCGCAATATGACAACACAAGATCCTTTGGTTCAACACTTAATGGATAAAATGGCTTCTCGTTCCGAAGCAGGAATTAACAAATACAAGAACACAATGGTCACGACTCAAATGGGTGCTGTCGCAGCAATCGATAACGCCATCGAGGAGTGTTTAGACCAAGCCGTGTATCTGGAAAAAGCAAAAAGGGAGTTGCAGGAAAAATGGACATTGAAGCACTGAAGGATTCCATTAAATCCCATGAAGGAGTAAGAAACCAGGTTTACAAAGACCATTTAGGCAACAGAACCATTGGCTATGGACACCTGTGTTTGGATCACGAAAAATGGGATGACAATAAAATTTATCCAAGAAAAGTCATAAACAGGACATTTGAATACGATTTCAACATATCCCTTAATGACGCAAAAAAATTAATTGAACAAGAGAGCATTCATCCAGACGCATTCGGTGTCTTGGTGAATATGTGCTTTAACATGGGAAGTCCACGAGTGTCAAAGTTTCAAAAAATGTTAGCTGCTTTGGAAGTACAAGATTATAAAACAGCATCAACGGAAATGTTGGACAGTAGATGGGCATCTCAAGTTCCCAACAGGGCAAGGGAATTATCGGAGATTATGAAACAATGTTCAAGCTAATTTTTTTATTATTATTCGCAATGCTGGTGGCGATTGAATTTGCCAATCTGGTTATTTATTTTCAACAAGTAGGATATATATGCTAAATTTATTAATTAAACCTCTTTTAAATTTAGGAGGAGATGTTGTTAAAGGTGTAATAGAAAGTAAGCGATTAAAGTCTGAACAAAAATTAACTAAAATAAAAGCTGAAACTGAATTATTAAATAAGCAAATTTCTGGAGAAGTTGAGTGGGATATTCAAGCAATTAAACAAGCTGAATCATCCTGGAAAGATGAATATTTAACAATTTTGTTTTCGATACCTTTACTGCTCTGCTTTTTGCCCTTTACAGTAGAGTATGTTGAAAGAGGGTTTGCAGCGTTATCACAAACTCCTGATTGGTATAAATACACTTTGGGTGTGATTGTATCAGCATCGTTTGGAATTAAAGGTGCAAGTAAATTTTTTAAAAAATAAGGAGGAAATATGAATCTTATTAAAGATCTATGGAGTCATTTGAAAGAATGGAGTGACTGGAAACTGCGTGACTGGCTGAAAGCGTGTATCGTAGTTTTTGTAGTTTTAGTGGTTCTTAAAATAATTATAATACCTGGCGCATAAAGAATTTCGTTTTATGAGGAAATGTCCGCCAAAAATTAAAATTGGATACAAGGAAATTGACATTGAATTTGTCAAGTCGGACTTTGCCAAGCAGACGGACAGCTATGGCGAGTATCATCACAGGTCAAACAAGATCGAGATACAACAGGACTTGAATGATGCCGATTACGCCAATACACTTTTACACGAAATCCTACACGCAGTGGCTTATGAAATGAGCTTGACGCAGGAAGGCAATGTTCTTGCCAAAGACTCGGATGAGGAAATTGTCGTGAACTCAATTACAAATGGATTGATGGGTGTCATCAAGGACAACTCTTGGTTGTTAAAAATTCTTCAAGAAAACATCAATTCTGGGAAATAAAAACCCTCATATCTCAACGAGGTTAAGGTTTAAGGGGGGTGGCTGTATGATTGCACCCTCCTTTTTTTAAGTATTTAAGT